ATTCACGTCTATGCTGGGATGGGAATACTAAAAAGTGGTAAAACTGGATGTTGAGACAATTTATATATATATCTTATGGCTAAATATCCATTTTTACACCATTTTAAAAAAGGTGAAATAGGGCATTAATTAAATAGTCCGTAAACACCAAGCCCGTCATCTTCGCCATCGCCCTCTTCCTCATCGGCATCATCGCCAGCCGAGTTTGGATAATCCATTCTAGGGTGCACAATTTGACCAGGGGCTTTGGTTGCTGGCACGTCGACAGGATTAGACGACCCGATGTTTGTCATGTACTTTTCTAGGATGTCAAAGTTTTTTTGGGTCTTTTCATGAAGGGCTGCTTTCAAAGGCAACTCAGTGAGGTTAGATCTGATTGTTTTTAATTCAGAGTCAATTTCTTCTCTCTTTAAAAATATCTCGCCACTGAGGACACTTGTGTTCCATGCATTATACTGCTTTTTCATCTGCTCGTTTGCTTCGATAATTGATGTGTTTAGCTTTGTGAGGGCGATGTACAATTTACTGTCCTTGTTCATATCCGTTCTACGGTAATCATTTAGTACGTCAGCAGGTTCTTCTTGAATTTGAACTTTGAACGCTTCTACCCGGTTCTTCACATCGACATATGGGTCTTTTTCCTTATTCTTAATATTCCTTTGAAGCCAATTATTCATTATATCCAAAATGGTCTTTTTATAGCCATCTCTCGTATCATAATCAATATCCTGTCTTGAAATCATGCCAGACGCTCTGTCCATAATTGCTGGTATTTGTTTACTACCGGCATAGGTTGGAGTTAACCCTTGTACATCTTCAAGAGCAGCGTCGACACCTTCTCTATAATTTCCAGGTGGGTTGAGACCTTCAGTAAATGTGATCTCGTCGGAGTACCCAACTATTTTATTAAAAAGCACCACGAATTCTTTAAACGAGTCAACGTTTTTCTCACGTTTAGTTTCAAAATTGGATATTTCTGCGGGCAGTACTTCAGTGTAGTCGTCGAGTGCATTCTCGTACATCTTTTGAAAGAGTCGTGCCATTTCAAAAACATCGTTGCCTTCTTGGTCTTGAACGCTGATCATGATATATATATATATAATCCTAGATAAATTAAAATCTTAACTTTAATATAACTGAAATGAAAGATATAAATAAATCTAAGTATTACGACCAGCTCGTGTATTTTGTCAGCAACTTTGATATCTTAAACATTTTTCCAGATGCTAAGATCGTCACGTTTGCGAACTTGGAAAAGTACGCTGATATTTATGAGCTCCTTCCTCACACCATGGACTTTGTTTTCCTTCTGACGGAATCTGAGAAGAACAAGGGGCACTGGACTTTGCTGATGCGAAACGATGACAAGTTCGAGTACTTTGACTCGTACGGCAACTCACCAAAAGAAATTCTTAAATTTACCCCAGCTTTCATGAATAAATATCTCGGTAACGACTGGGACAAGGATCTTGGAAAAATGATAAAATCAATAAAAGGAAAAGGCAATTTTAAATATAACACGTTTGCGTTTCAAAATATAAAAAATACAGACATTGCAACCTGCGGTCGTTGGTGCGTCTACAGAGTCTACCAGTTCCTCGTGAACTCTAGAGACAAGGCGGATTTTGAGAAGCACATGAAGGAGCAGAAAAAGGTCACTGGCTTGACTATGGATGAGACAATTTGTATTTTGGTTTCAATTTAATAGTTTAAATTATTTCTAGGTTAAGGTATATAATGTCAAGATACGATTACACTTACTACACCTGCTTAATTAACAATCACGATTCAAAGCATACGCCTAACACAATCGAACCAGCCCTGCAGTTCAACGAGGACCGAAACTACCCAATTATAACAAACACTGCTGACTACGACATGGCTATTACAAATTTTAAACTCGATACAAAGACCCTTCCGTCATTTATTCCAGTTATTAAATATAATGCGTCACCTACTCAGGAGCAAAAGTTTGAGACGATTTATGAGATTACATTCACCTTAAGGACAAATGGTAAAAGATTTGGTCACACGGAGCCAGTTATTTTCAAACCACAGGACTTATCTCTTTCTGTTCCCGATTTTAAAAATGGGTACGCTGATTACAAAAGTGGTTTTTATAATATATATAATTACGAGAATTTCTTTACTTCGGTGAATGAAGCCCTTCGACAGTGCTTGATGGGTCTACGTGACACCATTAATGCAGCCTTTCCTGATATGAACAATGGGCATTACTTCGAAGAGAATTTTTCTAATAACCTTGTTGACCTGTTTCCTGTTCCGTATTTTATATTTGACAAAGATTCAAGCCTTGCCTACGTAAACGCTCCTGTGCTTTACTTCGGGTCGGATATGAAGATTCAGATTAATTTAAATACCCCACTTTACCGACTTTTCGACTCTTTGCCTTTTGACTTCCACGAAACTACTTATATAAATAACTCGAATGAAACAGTAGTCGCAAAGCTGTTTAAGTTGAACCTTGAGAATTTTTTTAATTCAAACATCGTCAGTCTTTACCCAAAGCATCTATACGACCAGGGAATAACACCCACTACAAAAAAAGTAGATCACTACATAGTATACCAGGATTACGAGACCCTGACCAGCTGGTCTCCTGTCGAGTCCATCGTTCTGACATCGAACACCCTTCCAATTAAACCATCAATCGTGTCTCAAAATCACAGCTACGTCGAAGGCAAGGAAACAACTGAAGGAAGTACAAATATAATTGAAATGGAACTGAGCGATTTCAGAGCAGGTAACTGCAAGCCTGGTATCATATTTGAACCGAAGAACTTGCGATGGATCAACATGCTTGACATGGACGAATTAAAACATATTAATTTTCAGGTGTTTTACCGGCTGAAGGTCGATGGTGGATTAATACCTTTAAAAATAAATAGTGGTGGAAACTTTGGTTTAAAATTATGCTTTAGAAAACTTAAAAAATAATATAGAAAAATAAATATGTGAGGTTTAATATATACCCAATGTCAAGTGTGCAAACTTTTCTTATCGAGGATCCTCGTATCTCTAAATCTGCAAACAACAGCATCACAGTCGGCGTGAAATCTGGTCCTGCTCACTCAACCGTACAGTCCTACAAATTTAACTCTAACACTCCGTCAAACACTTTATTTAATATTAACGTCCCCTCTGAGAATACCCTCATTGATCGCCACATCCTCGTGCGTGGTTATATGGACCTAAAACTTGTAATCCCTGTTGATGGCAACAATACTGTACGTCATGTGACACTCGCCCCAAGTGCCTTCCCTTTCAATCAAGCACTACAATCCGCTTCCTTAAATATTAACAATTCTAAGGTCAACGTTCAATCCCAAGACATCTTAAATGTCATGCTCAAGCAATTTGACCAAAAATATTTATCTAAAAACTGCCAGGGAACTGCGAACTACGTTGATAAATATTTCGCAAAGTTCAAAGACTTTGACAATTCTACAAACGGAAATCCTCTCGGTGGGACATCCAGTGCTGAAAAAGATTCTGACACTATGGGACGTGGATCTGGTCGTATGGTTGTTTACACAGACGCGGCTATGTCGGTTGTGAAACAACCATTAAAATACAAACCAAGCACTTATCAAATCGATGGTCTATTAACGGAATTGTATGTTCGAATTTATTTCGAGGAACCAATTCTTGGATTACCATGCGTGTCCATGCAAGAAAATGATGGCTGCTTTTCTGGCGTTAACCAGCTAGAGTTATCGTTCCAATACAGTAATGTTTTTGAAAAGTGCATCAACTACAAAATGAGAAATGTCCCAAATGTGGTTGCAGGGGGGACCGATGCGGCATCAATTGGAACCATTATACAGCACCTTAATGGAGCTGGTTTTTCTGACAATGACGACCTGATCACTGTGACAGCAGTTGGAAATATTTTATCTGAAACGGGATTAGTTGTCCTCCGTTATTACTCATTACACCCATCTCAATACGCGAAGTTATCTAAAAAATCAGTAATACCTTACGACGAAATGGCTGCTTATAAGTTATC